TCACGAACCCTTGAAAGAATGATCTGAAAGTAGTTCCAGAGGTCATCAGGCACTCTCTCCTTGACTCTTTGATAAATTAACTCACTTCCACCCTTTGCATTCTTTGATTGTTCAACCACATCTCCGTCAATTGGTGGTGGTGGAAGTCCTTGTTCTTTTCTTTTCCGAATTTCTTTTATTTTGGAATCATCAAACTTCATCATGCTCATGAAGATTCTCCAATCTTATCAAGAGCCTCTATTCTTTCAAGTGCTTCAAGGGATTCATTATTTTCTTCTGTAGGTGGTTCTGGTTTCTCTTTTCCAAAGAACTTTAGAACCACCTGTATAATTTTATCAATCATTTTTTACTTCCATTGTATTATTATAACAAATCATTTAATAAATGTCAAGTTTTTTATTGAAAAAGATTTCCCTGTAACTGACCACTCAATCGATATAGAAGAAAACCTCTATGATGAACTTCTACATTTTCACCAGACTGTTGCAAGAGTTCGGCTTCATTGTCTGCTTCTACTTTACTATATTTCTGAATTTGTTTTTTACTGGTTTCAATCAAATAAGGGTAATTTAATGTTTGGGGAGACATATTTTTTCCTATAAGTGAAATCCTGTCTTACAAATGTAAAATGAATCTACAATGTCTGAAACAGGGTTAGAAATTTTGGTTGATTTTGGAGACAACTGACTCTTTAAATCAACATGTGATTCTGACAAAAACGTTTCATACATTAATTCTTTATTGGCATTTCCTTTTCCTGTGGCATGTTTTTTGATTACTGTTGGTGGGATTGTGACATATTTGAATCCAGCTTCTTTAAGTTGTTTTTTGAGTATTCCAGTATTCTCTCCAATGTTGAAAACTCTACCTGTCGCCGCAAATGCATAATCTTCCAAGTAAACTTCATCTACCCGGCCATCAAACCATCGAATACATTCAATAGTCCACGATGCAAGTTTACTAAACCGATCAATATCATCCGTATATTCTGGATAATCATATGCAAATATCTTACCTAATGATTTATGCGACTTGTTTTGTTTCAAAAAATGAAACTTACAATTTTCAAATTTTATCTCATTATCAATTATTTTTGCTACACATACTGCGGGCGATGTTAATGAATAATCAATTCCGGCAACAAATTTAATCTTCTTCAAAAAATTCGTCATAATAAGGTTCCATTAATATTCCACAAAAAGAACAATGAAATGCATGTTCTTCTTGTCTGGATTGTATGTCATCTGCTTCGTACATCATTGTATATTTCGCATTACAATTATTACATTCTACATCCAATTCAACTTCCATGTCTCTCCGATTAAAGGTCTACTATTTCACACCCACCTTCTGCTGAACAGGCAAGTTCTTGTGATGCTATCGTATAATCTTGCTGTTCATAATTAGACAAGGTTGTCCAATCTACCTTCTTTGGTATTTTGACCAACAATTCATCATATTCTTTTTTTGTGCAATCTTGATACGGCGCTTGTCTATATGTATGTTCACTAAAAGGCAAGAATGAAATACCACTAATCGAATCGAAATTGTTCCACACCCATGCACCAACATCAAACCATTCGGGCTCTTTAACAGAAACCGTAATAGATGGTTTATGTTCACACCAATGTTTTTGATATTTTGTCCAGAGGTCTAATTGTTCAATCGCTGTCATATCTTTTCGACAAACAGCTCCTTTGGGACTTTCCATTGGAAAAGAAAAAACAGTTGTGTGGTCTGGTTTAGTAACATCTGGTTCATTTGGAAATTTCGCCTCTTTCATCATTTTGCAGAGGGGGTCTTTATTGTCCGCTCTTACAGTTCTGATATAATAAGGATTATGCCTGGCATGAATACCAGAAGCACTATCAACAAGCTGACTAACAGTACCACTAGGTTTGACACAAGTGATTGCGGCTGCCCGTGAAATTCCAAGTTTGTCTGCCCATTCTTTGTTTGTTTCATATGCAACCTTTCTTAATTCTTCTAACAGGGGTTCTAGTCCCTTCTTTTTACCATTTGTTAATGGGTTGTCTAATATGCCGGTAAGCGAGACACCCAATAGTCTTTCTTCAGTACAATTGTTTTCCCACTCTTTGGTGAGATATCTAAAGTTGGTAAGAGTGGATTGGAATGTGCCAAGGATTGTTGCAGATCGGACTTTCTTTTTAAGAGATTCAACATCGTCATGTCTTCTGACAACGCATTCACTAAGGTTGCAGAACTCTCTGCTTCTAAGTATAATCTCGCTACAGGGGTTAGTTCCAAAATCATCTCTAGGCTCTCTTCGTTTAACATATCCTCCGTTATCATCTTTTTCCCTTTCATTTAATAATGCTACTTGATTTTTTGCTGATACACCATTGTATACACCACGCTCTCCTGACTTTGAATCATAGAGAGATAACCATTCTCGCATGTAAGTCCCAACATCGGGCCGTTCTTTATAATTAACTGAATTGTTTGCTAATGCTCGTTGTACATTAAGTTTATACCATTCTCCGTGTTTTGCAAATCTCATTTCTCTGTCATTGAGATCTGAAAGACTAATAAGAGCACTTCTACGAACACCACCTACCACAACTATTTCTGCAATTTTACAAACAATATCATGACATTCGATGGGTTTGAGTTTTCTCCCTGCCGAATCTTGAAATATTTTTGATGCAAAATGAAACAAATCATCTAGTGGTTGTGGGCCAGAAGCCCTTCCTCCAAATGTTTTTAATGGTTCTCCTGCTCCACGAACTTTTGAAAGATCCCATTTTGGAATCTGACCTGTCCACAACAAACTCAAAAGTTCCTTGAATGCTTTTGCCCATCCAAGTTTTGAATCTGCAACAACAATTGTCGTATCAGTTGGATGAAATTCTTCTGCAACTAATGGCAAATGATTTACGTATTCGACTTCTACACTAAACCCTACTCCTGTTCCGTTCATGAGAACATAAAGTATTTCATCAAAAGAACGTGGAGTATCAATTTTTACGTAAGAACAATTATAACCAGCGACATTCTCTTTTCTGAGTGCATCTCCTGCTGTCATCAAACATCGCATAGAAGGCATTACGTTCAACGACAATACATTTTCTCTTAATTCTTCGACTATTCCATTTCCTAAATCATAATCACATGTTTCTTTAAGATGTTCTTGAAAAAAAGTAAAATAACGGTCTACCGTTTCCCCCCATGTTTCTCTTCGTTTCTTATCGTAATCCCATCGTGCATACCGTGAAAGATGAATGAATTGTTGGTATTGAGTAGGCAAGACGGCGGGATTGGTGGGGTTCATTTTTTTCTCCAAGTAGCGAGGTGTGTTTTTGCAAGTAGACCATTGTACGTGTTCGTATTTATTATTTTGATTAATCTGGATTCTTGAATGCTCGCAAGAACCATGTCGTTCAAATCTTTACAAGCAACAGATTCCGGCCAGATGCAAATATTCCAACCATTATCAATCACTTTTTCCATTCTAGAAATGATTTCTTTATTTCTAGGTTCATTGTCGAAAACTATCGTTCCTGTATGATTATCCAATGCACTTGAAATCTCAACTTGTGATTTCAAATTTACATCCGACCCTGCCATTGCGATACAATTCGGCAGAAACATAGAATCAAACGGGCCTTCAACAACATAAAATTGTTGTCCTAAATCTAGACGATCCAATCCAAATATTTTAGGAGAATCTTCGTCTATCTTAATCGTGATGTAACGAAGCAGAGTGTTTGTAAACGCTCGTCCTTGAAACGTAACGAGTCGTTTATTTTTATCAAAGAAGGGAATTATTATTCGCTGTTCTCTTTCATTTAAATCATACTCACGTTTTGTTGTCTTTCTAACAAAACCTTTAAAGTCCTCTGTATAATATAGGTAACTTAAAAATTGAGGTGGGATTGCACGATTGACCAGATACTTCTTTGCAAAATGCTGGTCATCAAGATCACTAATTCGTGGAAGATCTATCTTAGTATGAAATACTGGTTTCTCATGTTTAAATACTGGGTCTTCTGTGTTTTGGCCTTTTCCTGTAACACCTTCTTTGTATCTTTCTAAGACATACTGTTTGTGCAATTCACCATCAAGTTGTTTGAGAAAATTGGAAAAAGTATTACTCTGCCCACAATTATGACAACGATAAAAAAGGTCTGTCTTTTTTTGATAGAGATAACCTCT